ATTTGTACATTACACCTGTTATATCAGCAGAATTCGTATAAGAGAACAATTATGAAAATGACTAACCCACAACAAAAAGAAATCAATCAAAAGCGTGGCCCTACAATGGGCAATGAAGGTAATCCTACAAAGCGCAAAGAATTTATTGATGAAAAAAAAGATGGTAACAGAAAAGAACTTGCCGATATGATCAACAAAGCTTTAGTAGTACGCGGACGTGGTACTCGTGGTAAAGATGAGCCAGGCGTAGAAAGCTTACATGATATTACAAATGTTGGACGCGGTCCTACAAAAGGTAATAAATAATACTATAAACAAAGTTTAATAGTTTTATGTTTATACAATAGGGAGGCATAGGGTCTCCCTATTGATCGTTTAGAAAAGGAAAAGAAATGAAGAAACAATCACCAAAAGCCGAAAATGTATGGGGCCAAGATATTAATATTGATACTTTTGAACCATTAAAAGAAGAACTCAAACAAGCATCAGATGCATTTGATACTGAGTACGAAAAATTAAAAGCAACTCCCCCAAAAGCAATTCAATCACAAGACTTTGATATTGAAGGTCTAATGACTGACTTTCCAACTGCCACAGAATTGGAACGATTTGTTTACGATCAAACTGGAGTTGTATTAAACTTAAAAGGTCGTGCAAACAAATTAAAGTATCAAGTTGCAATGGATGTATTGAATGGTGTTGAAGTTGAACCAAAGTACATTGGTGACAACAATCCATATATCAATAAAGCAGAAATGGTTCCAACTGAAGATTTGAAACCTGCTCCTGCAAGAAGTACAGTATTGCCACCTAGAAGTGAAGTACAAAATAGTTTCTATAGTCCCTTAGTTCCACACCCTGATGAAGAACAGCGTGCGCAAGGTAAAAAGGTTCATATGATCTTTAGAAAATATCTTAATGGTATGATTAGCTATGAAGTATTAGGACCATTAGAGCAAAAAGCACATGGTGAGAAAGTTAATAAGTATGGTCAAACAGTTCCAGAAATCATCAAATGGATTGATCCAAGAACTGGTGAGCAATTATGTATGCGTGAAGATGGTACACTAACACCACAAGGTAGACGCTTGCGTGGTATGATGCAAACATTCAAAGTTAACAAGTCAAATCAGTGGGAGGTATGGATTGATCGTGAATTCATTACACTTGACGAATCATCTAGAAACAATCCCTGGGATTTGGGAGACATTAAATGAATGACAAACTAACAGGTCGTTTACTTTCTCGCAATAAAGAAATTGAAAAAGCAATTGAAGAAAGACAAGTTAAAGATACATTAATTATGCAAAAGGTTAACTTTGCACATCGTGAAGCTTTCAAAGAAAAGTTTCCTGGACAAATTGAACATTGCATGAGATTAACTGCTGAACGCTTACAAAGTTTATTAACAAGTAAACCAGAAGACATGCGTGATACATCAACATGGCAAGGTACTCCTGAAGAAATTAAAAATCTTTGTGATGCATTGTATCATTTAACTATAATGAATCAACACTATCCAATAGAGGATTAAACATGAATATAAGTTGCGATGAAGATAGTTCATTTGATGTAGAAGTTGAATACGATCCATACAAACAAATATTCAATACAACCATTATTACTAATCACGATGATAATGGTATCACTACAATCAAATATAAACTAACCAGAGACGATGTAGAGTATTTGGTTGATTACTTAAAATCTAAACTAAAATGATTGGCACCGAAACTTTGATGTCACGAGCATTGAGGTTTGCAGTTGACGAAAACAATCTTACAATTGATATGAGGAAGATTAATGAAAATAATCAGTTACAGAGAAGGTAAAACACCATTTAATTTTCTTATCAAGTATGATAGAAATTTTGGTTTTTATTTATATCTTTTTGGCTTAAGATTATATTGGTTTAGAAAGATTAAGTAATGATTGGTACAGAAACTTTGATGTCTAGGGCATTGCGTTATGCAGTTGATGAAAACAATCTCACTATTGATAGTTTATTGACTATCCCAGGTCCTTTAAGAGAACAATTGGAAGATTTGGCAATATCAATTGCTGATGACATGCGTTTTAATCAGCTCAAATACTTTAGACCATTTGAACATCAATTAAAGTTTTTTAAGACTGGCGATAGCGAGCGTAGAGGCATACTTGCTGCAAATCGTATTGGTAAAACAGTTAGTACATGCTACGAAACTGCAATGCATTTAACTGGACTATATCCTGATTGGTGGGAAGGTTATCGTTTTGATAAACCCATTACATGTATGGTTGCAGGTGAGGGCTGGAGTCAGGTTGCACTTGTATTACAAAATGAATTGTTAGGATCACAAGATGTTAAGATTACAGAAAATTTGGGCACTGGTGCTATACCTCGTGATTGTATTGTTATTGATACCATGCGTAATGATGGCGCTAATTGTATTGGTGTTGAAATACGCCATGTATCAGGTGCAAATAGTTATTTGTTATTTGCCAACTACACTCAAGAGGTCAGACAATTGCAAGGATTCAAACTTAACCTTGCAGTCTTTGATGAACAGCCACCTGATGATTTCTTTAGCGAGATTGTTACCAGAACTGCAACAACTCAGGGTAAGGTGCTTTGCTCATTCACACCTCTCAAAGGCCTCAATGGTCTTGTAAGTAAGTTTTGGAACAGAGAAGAAGGTTATGAATATATTCGTGTAAGTTGGGACGATGTTCCTACTCACGATCCTTGGGGTATGCCATTTTTGTTAATGGAAACTCGTAGACAACTTGAGCGAGATTACTTACCACATGAGCGTGATGCTCGTATCGCAGGTAAACCTGTTATGGGTAAAGGTGCAGTGTTTCAGATTCGTCAATGGCCTACATATAAAACTGGCGAATTTAATTTTAATGAAATGCCACATATTCAACGCATTATTGCACTTGATTTAGGTTTGGTTAATGACAAAACTGTAATCAGTTTAATGTATTGGGAACCATGGGAAAAGACTGCATATTTGCATAGACAAATTATTGTACAAGGTGTTGAAGAAGCAGTACCTACACAATACATTAATCATTTGTTAAGACCAGAAGTGTTTGGTACGCCTATTGTGTTACCTCCTGATGCAAGCACACAGGGAAGATATACGATGAGCAGTAGTTCAATTCGTGAGTTATTTGAAAGTTATGAACTTAATGTATATGAAAAAGCAATTATGAATCCACCTGATAGTGAAGGTCGTGTAACGAATCATAAAAGTTATGGTATCAATCAAATGCGACAAATGCTTGAAGTTGGTAGCTTAATGATTAATGAAAACTGCACAAATTTTTTAAGTGAAGCACAAAACTATTTCGTAGATGAAAAAGGTCGTTTTAGTGATCCAGACGATTGTATTGATAGTTGTCGTTATGCATTATTAGGTTGCTTAAATGGCATAGCAGAAAATTGGGACAATCGTACTCCAGCACAAAGAATGCGTGCACAAAGAGATCGTTATGTACAAAAAGTTGATTACAATAAGCCTGCATGGAAGAAAGCATATGACCCTAGCTAAAGTCATTTTTTAATAAAGATAAATAACTTATAAACAAGGGTCTTCCAACATGCTGGATATCAAAAACATACCAATAGATAACATCAATAAAAATAAAGCCATAAATGCACGATTCGTACAGTTAAAGAATCAAATGGATGTGAAAATGGCAAGTTACCTTAGATATTTGGGGACTAAAAATGCCGTCAATCGTGCTAGTGATTATCATTATTTGTGTCTTGCCGTTACTGATAGTACTGCTCCTGTCAACGGCATTGATTATATTCACCCCTCAGTCAAACCTGTTGTTGATTATGCAACTGCTGTCATTGCTAAAGGACTTATGCCTAATGGTGAAATAAATTTTGAGTTTGTAGCTCAGGATGATGATGACGAAGAAGGAAGTAGACAAGCAACTGAAATGGTTAAAAAGATAGTTAACCAAATGAATGATCCACACTTTATATTAGAGCGTTGGGTTATGGATGCTTGTATGCATAAAAATGGTATGATGATGATTAAACCTGTTCGTGAACAAATCACACGATATGTTGAAACAGAAGGTACATTAGATCAATTAAAAGCATTTGAACAACAAGCAGCAGAAGGTGGATTAACTGCATTGCGCCAAAGTCGTAGACAAATTCATGTTGACATGCAAAAAGTAATGATGGAAGTGCAACAAGGATTAAGTCAACAAACACAAGGTCATGCTAATAATATATTGAATAGTTATATTGGTAAATTGCAAGAGGGTGATGAGAATCCTGTTGAAAGTATGGCACCTGATTTACAAGGTTTAGATAGCGACTTAAAAGATAGCGAAAAAGAAGTATTAAGTTCTGCATTAAGTCGTAATACAATTTACAAAGCAAAATATAAATTAACAGGTTATGGATTGAACATTAAGTTTCATCCCATAGCACAACATTATTGGATTTGTGATCCAACTACACCTGAGATGAAAGATCAACCATTCTGTGGTTTCTATGATCCAATGACAATTCAAGAAGTTTGCGAATTGTATCCTGGTGTTGATCTAGCTGAGATTGAAGTTCATGCACAGTATAATATGAATGGTGCATATCAAGCAGGTTCAGTATTGAATAACTTAGCTATACATGCTCGTGATAGTGTACCTGTTATGGGTATACCTGTTAGTTCAGCAGCAAGTGCTGACCCAGACAGTCGTATGGTTAGTGTTGTTACAGTTTGGAATCGTTTTGACATTGATGGCGATGGCGAAATGGAATTAATTGAAATTGTTTATACAGGTAGTTATATTATTTCAGCAAAAGAAGTTGAATTTATTCCTGTAGCT